TTCAGGCGGGGGACCAATCGAATATCGGTCCCACGGGGTCACCGGCTCGACGGGCACTGCCCCCGCTGGAGAGCTGGTCTACTGACGTTCCCCCCCCAGGCAAAACCGGTGTTCACGGGGCTTGGCCGCCCGTGGCTTGATGAGTTTTGACAAGAAACTGGGGAATAGCTTGCCAATATCGGCTTGCCAATATCCAGGATTCCGGTAAGCTTTGAGGAATTGCCGGGTGAGATGGAGACGCAGGCATGATAGGTAGCCGCCTGTGTCTCGTCGCTGCCGGTGGGCATGAATCGGGGCATCCCTGTTGCGCTCCGGCAAACTGAACCGTCCGATCGTGGGCGATTTCGCGCCTGTAGCTCAGGGGATAGAGCGACGGTTTCCTAATACAAAAACAGCCCCCAACGGAAACCCCGAAAAACGCCGGAAACCTCGTAGAAACAAGGGTTTCCGGCTTCTCCGCCACTCTGGCGAAAACCGTCAAAAGCGGGTGTCAACGGGTGTTTGCGGGTGTCTTGACACCCGGGTTTAGAGCATCGTGGGACACCTACGTTTTGCCCACCTCTGGGGTGGTGTGCGGGTGTCAGTGACACCCGGCCGCTCCCCTATAAAACGAGAGCGTTGATAACGCACGGGTGCCGAGCTAGAATGAACCCACTTTTGGGGACGTTCGCCCTGACAATGGAAGGGCCTAGGGCCATCTTTCAAGGAGGCTATGCCCCGAATGCCGATATGAAGAGGTGCAATTATGCCAACTATGTTGTGTGAAGAAACACACAAGTTCTGCGGTCAGTGCAAGGCAAACAAACTACACTACCGAAAAAGCACCAACCACATTCTCCACCTATTGATAACTTGTCTCTTGTGTGGGTTTTGGTTGCCGGTGTGGTTTATGTTGTCCCTCAGAATTGGTGGGTGGCGTTGCGAGACTTGTGGTCGTCCACACCAACAATTTGTTGGTCTTGGAATTGCCCTGGCCTGTATTATCGGGTTTTTCGTCGTTGGGGGCATTATAGCATCTAATTTGGGTACAGATAAGAGACCTCAATCTGACAAAACTACCGCTAAACCAAAATCCTCTCTGGACAGCAACGGAAAACCAAAAGTTAATCGGGCACCCCTGCTACCGTTACCCGAAAGCGATTCGGAACCGTTACCCGAAAGCGATTCGGAACCGTTACCAGAAAGTGATTCGGAACCGTTGCCAGACGGTGGACCGGAAGGACAGTCCGAAATCCGAACTTGGGTCAGTGCCGACGGCAAGTTTACCGTTGAGGCAAGGTTCGTGAGATTCGTCTCAATGGCTGTGACTCTTCAGAAAGCAGACGGAACAACAATTGTCGTTGTGTACGGCGATTTGTCCAAAGACGATAAAGAGTATGCGATGAAAGCACACCGGGAATACGTCAAGCAAAGGGCGAGGAACGAACGACAGCCGGGGACATTTCGAGTTCCACGATAATCTCGTCGATTCCGAAACCCTCCACGCTCATCGCCCTTATCAGCATGGGCCTCGCCATCGCATGGCGACGCCGAAAAAGCCGTGAATTTCCAAACAGGGCCTCAGAATAGCTCGCCCAGATCCACGGCCAGCGGCTCGCCCATGGGAACATACAATACACCACAACGGCACCTAATCCGCTGCTCTGCAGGTAGGCTCCAGTGGCCCGGAAACGGCGTCGGGTATCCCCCAACGGTAAACATGCCTTCCGCCCCGCCGGGGGCAACTTGCATGTGGGCCGCGGCGTGGTCGGGGCGCTCGTCGCCGTCCATATTCGTACTCCACTGCTTTGAAAGCAGCACGCCCGCTTGCTCGGCCTCGACGGCTCCGGCGTCTTGCCCGGCGTTCAAGGCCCCAGTCGATTCGGTCCGGGCGATACCCAGGGCCCGCCGGTGGAACTCTTTCCCACCCCAGACCCCGCGAACCTCTTTGGCAATCTTCCAAGGGCTCCAGCCTTCCGTCAGCCCCTCGTCGAGGATACCGGCCAAGCGTCGGCCGCTGGTTGCCTGGATGCGCTCCCAATACGGTGCGGATTCCAACTCGGTAAGGTGCCGCCGGATTCCATCCAGTGCGATTTCCGGTAACTCGAAACCGATTGCCGACGCGGAAATCTCTGCCTCGAAAAAGTCGAAGTCTTTCCGCTGCTGGATAATCGCCATGGCTCCGGCCGCCATGATCTTGGCAAGTGGCAAGTGAAGGGCCTCGCGTAGCTTCTCTTGCTCCGTCTCGATGCCGAGGATAAACGGCACGTCCGCTACGGAGAGGCCGTCCAGCGTGCGTATGGTGGCCGCCAAGCGGACACCCTGGTCGGAGAAGTACTTCCGGACAATGCGAGCGAGGCCGGCTTCATACCGGGCTTGGGCTTTCAACCATTGCTCATGGTTCACGGGCCACCCCTATCGAACCGCTACGGTTCCGTTGCGGGAAGGTGCCGGCGCGAAAAGCTTGGGGGGCTCGTTTTTCTCCGCCCGCTCCGGCAGACTCAAAATGTGGCTGCGGTATTCGTTCTGGTCGACCGCCCCGCTCCGCAGGCCGACTTCCCATTGCTTCAACGTCAACTCCGCATCCCGAGCGGTCGCCGGTTCAATCCAGGCCGTTATCCCTTCCCCGAATCGTGGGGCTACCCAACGGTCAAGGGATTCGCTCATCATGCGGATGATAGGATTCACCGCGCCGGTCAGGAACAATTCTTCGGCAACGACCGCCTGGGCACGGTTGGCCCCTTCCGTCTCGCCCACGACAATCGGATTGACTCCGTAAGCTTGCAGAATCCGACTCTTGGTTGCCTTGCCCGATTCCATGAAATCCATTTCGCGGGGCTTGTTGGTCAAGTGCTCCACGCCTTCAATCATACCATCGAGAATCAACGGCTCGTTGTAGTTCACGGCACCCTGGCACGCTTGGCGGATAGCGTCGACGAGTTCCTTCCGCTGGTGACCCTCCAGGGTTGGCCGTTCGCCCGGTTGCCCCGCCACCATACCCGGCAAGCGGCCCGCCTTGATAAGCAACCCGGGGAACTGCCCGTTTACAAACGTCCGATATTGGGTGACCTGGATTGCCTCGTCGGCTGCAATGGCGGGAGCCTGGGTGGAGACGGGTGATAAACTGCCGAACGGGTTGCTCGGGTCCGGCAAGCTAAACAGGGCCATCTCGTCGGCCGGTACGTCGAAGGTTTGACCGAACTGGGTTCTGACCTTCCAGGAACTCCGCGCCAAGTCCGCCGCTTGAACCCAGTCCGCCGGCAGGGGCCACACCTCGGGACGGCCGTTCGATCCGTCTGGCATCCACCAGTACGAACACCCGGTGAGTTCCAAACCGAATACGGAAGACACGATGAGTTGCCAGCCGGTCTGGACGCCGTTGGGTTCTCGCATCGCGTCCAGCAAGGGGTGACTTTTCATCGGCACCAGGTCATCGGTCAAGCCCTTCGACCGGACACCCCGGGTTGACGCCCGGGCAACTCGGATAGGTTGCCTTGCAATGCGGTGGGCAATCGCACGGGCCGCAACGTACGGCCAACCGACGTTGTGTTGAAGTTGCTCGGAAGCTGTCCCCATCGACGAGGTGTTCATCCCTTGCCCGGGGGCACTGGCAACCAGCCGGGCAGCCGAACCGCCTATGCTGCCCGCCGCCTTCGTCCGCATGTTATCAACGTCCCGAAACGCCTGGTCTAGTGCGTTCATTTTCCACCCTCCATCGCTGCCCTTTGTCGTGCAAGCGTAGCCGACTCGGCCTTGACCCGCTCCAGATTGCGAGCAATGACTGCCGCCATTTCCTGGATCTCCGCATCTTTAATCCGGGCAGCTTGCTCCAACACTTGAACCCGGGTTTGCGTGTCGGCAAGCAACTTCTCCAGCTTGGCGATACGTCGGGTCCGCAACCACTTTTTCAACCAGTCCATAGTTTCACCTTAGAAGAGGGGGGCGGGGGCGGCGAAGAGGCAAAGCAACTACGCCCCCGCCCCTAGCGGAATGTATCGTCGCCAGCCGGAGGAAGCGCTACTGAAGGCCACTCCCTCCGGCCGGCGTACAACCTTTATTGTTTACTGATCAACTTGGCCAGTATTTCGTTTTGCTTTTCCATCGCAGCCGTTAGCCGGTCGATGGGGTCCACTGTTTTGGCGTGGAAGAAAGACTTCCGTGGCTCGCCTTCAATCGTCTCCGGCAATTCGCCTTCGACCAGCTTGGCCAGTCCACAGCGGACCGTTTCACGCAACCACCATAGCCACGTCGGCATGTCGGCATCGGGGAACTCTTCCCGCTCCGGTATCGTGCCATGCTTCCGGGCAACTTTCGCCACGGCCGCATGTTCATCATGCTGCAAGGGCTCGTCGATAAACCCACCCGAGGACGGGTCGAAGCCGAGGCGTTGGCCCGGGATCCCCTCAGGGAACTCAATCGCCAGCCGCCCCGCTCCACCCGCCACACGAGCGGGCTCGAAACGACCGCGGACGGACCTTCCGAGTGGTTGGAAAATCAGACTGCGATTGTGCGGTCCGTCGATCTCGATAACCAACGGCCCGTTGTTCTTACTCACCATTTTCGTTTCTCCATTTTCGCGGTTAGTGTTTACGCTTCGGCGTTGGTTTGTAATGCCGCCGCGTTGGTGTCCATCATCTTGCCACCGTATCGGCCCCTAACGACGAGTAGGGCGAGGTTGGCCAGCGCGAGCGTGGAGCCTTCGGTGGTCCACTGAACTTGCGTACCAGCACGACGATAGAGCCGATACTTTTTCAACGCAACGAACGCCTGGTCTTCACTGTCGAGGTCGTTTTGGATTCGATACGGCCAGTCCAGTAGGGTGTAAGAAGATTCGTCCATTCCGAATACGCGACGGACGTCGGCCGCCCCAATCGGGATTGCCCGGGCCCGGCGATAGCTCGTATCGTTGGCGACGTACGCCGGATTGAAGGCCCGGTTGCGGTATTGCTTGTCGATGCCGAACATCAACGCCTCATAGTCATCGACCGTGGCCGTGGCTCCGGCACCACCCGTCGGGTTGCCGACGTCGGTCGCCCCGCTCTGGAAAATGCCCTGAGGTTGCGTCGTGCCATTGCCATTGGCGATGACAAGATCCAGTTCGGCGGCCATCCGCTGGCCGATGTTCTCGACCAGAATCCGACCGACGTCAACCGGCGAGTCCGCAAGGAAATCCCTGCCAACCTCGATAGCCACGGACACCGGGAAAATGGTCGTGTCGATCGCGTCAACCAAGTCGTCCGTGTCAAACGCGGTCAGTGCCGTTCCTTCGGCTTGACCCCAAGTTACCGTTGGGTTGTCGATGGACGCTCCCTCGATTCGCCGGCCACGACCAATGGGCCGCAAGTCGACAAACGGCAACAGTTCGCTATGCAGCAAGGGGAACTGCACGATTGCCGCATCGAACTCGATGGGCACAACTTCCAGACCGCCGGACGTTGTATCGTCCAGCAAAATCTTCGCCCGGCTGCCCGGGATCTCGTCGTGCCACTCGGAACCGATCTTGCCACACCACGGCTCTTGGAACATCTCGCCCAACAGTTGACGCTCATGGTCCGTGAGTGGGGTCTGGATCCCCGCCCGGTTTGCACTATGCTTCAACAGGACGCCCGCCTTGGCATAGTCCAACTCACTGGGGGTTTCCGCGTATCGGCCATTCTCGTCGCAAACCGGCTGCCCGGTCTTGACGTGTTTGCCGGTGACCCGCTTGGTACAATACCGCCCGGTGGCGTCCTTCGTGTTCACCTGCCCAAACACTTCGGCAGACGTTGGGCCCCTATTCAGAGCCGTGGTAATGCCATTGCCAACGGCCTCCTGGATGAGGTTGACCAGTTCATCCCCATCGTCGTCGGTCGGCCCCATAAGCTCGGCCAACTTGTCGAGCGAAAGCGTACCATCAACGATGGACCTCTCGACCGCAGCTTGCCAAAGCTTATTGTCAGTGATAGTTTCCGAAACACCTCTGTTCTCGACCAGCCAATTTTTCAGCTCACTGGTCATCTTTGCTTCTTTACGTGGCATGGAAATGCCCTCCATTTCCAGTCCACTCCGCCCTTGTCGAGCTAGGATAAAACTAGCTGTCGATGTCTGAATTCCGCTTGCCCTCGGATCCTCTCGCCTAGATAAATTGCCAGCCCCAGTGCCGATAGCGTGTCACCATGCCCGGTCCCACCTTCGGCGTTCTTGGGGGACTCGATGCGAACGCCGTAACTCTTCTCCACCAGCCGCGCCGCCCTAACGTCCGCCAATAGTTCCGTATGTGGGTAGAGGTCCAACCGACGCCCCCGGAAGACGTCCAACACTGCCTTGGCAATGCCTTGCAGGAGAATGGAGGTAGGGGCCAACGCCTCCACGGCAATCCCCTTACCTTGCAACCGCTGTGCTAGACCGGCCGCCTGCCAGGCATCGGCTCCAACCGCTTGCAGGCCGAACCGTTCATGGGCCGTTACGATGGCATTCTCCACGTCGTTTAGGCAAATCTCGCCACCGCGTGGTTCCCATATCGAAAGACCGCACAGCTTCAAGCGACCCGTGGCCGGGACGTGCGTTTCCTCGAAGTCCGGTTCGCTGGTCGTCAAGTATCCGAGTTCAAGCTGTGCCTCGATGGCCGACGGGTATTGCCGTTTTTCAACCGCCCGCCTCGTCGTTTCTCCAGCGTGGCGGCCGAGGATTACCAAAGCCGTGGCATCGTGCCGCAACCCCAGGTCCAACCCCGCCACGTAAATCCACCCCGGCTCCGGACCGCACGGACCCGGCTGGGTAATCGCATCGGAAATCCACCGTTCGGGCAAGGCGTCTCCGTCGCCGCTTGACCACTCGTTATGCCACAACCGCCGGTAAACACTTGGGGGCAATAGTCGCTCTTGCTCGGCCAGCCGCTTGGCGTCAATCCAAGATGCCATGGGGCCGTCGAGAATCGAGACGGACCACGCCGGATCTTCGCCTACCTGCTTGCGGGTTTTGTATTGCCAAGTTGCCTGGTGTCCGGCGTTTGTCAACACGGCCAACAGACAATGTTTCCGCTTCGCCGCACTTGATAACAGACTATCCCATAGCTTCCGGTTTTTCCAGCACGTCAACTCGTCGGCCACGATAAAATCGACCAGCAAACCGTAACTCGTCGGCGCATCGGAAGCGATTATATTCAGTTCGCTATCCGTATGCTTGTTGATCACCTTGCCCGTGCGAAGTTTCAGCACGTCGCCCAACCATGGGTTCTGGGTAATCAGCATTGAGATAGCGTTTCGCAACAAGTTGGCCTGGTCCCCGTCGGCCGCCGCCGCAACTCCGGATAGCTTCCGTCGGCTAGCGAACAATGCCCACGTGGCCATCGTCGCAATGTCGGCCGTTTTGGAATGGCCCCGCGGCCGTTCACACCAGAACCGCCCGGGTCCGTCACCCGTGCGATGCACGACGTTTTGCCAGCCCGGATCCATCGCCTCGAAAGCATCACGCTGCCATGGTTCGCAAACCTTCCCGAGGCGAACCGGGCCCGCGTCCGTGTCGATCTTCAAGACCGACCGGAAATAGGCAGGTTCGCGTTGTGCTCGTTTTAGGTCTATCATTGCCCGTATTTCGTGTAAGGTTCAAAATCGTCGTCAAAATCGCCCTCGACGTAGGATTCCTTCTGAACGAAGGTTTTCACCTCGGTAGGGAACTTGGCACGCTTCGCCCTTTGCTTCTCCGTCCAACGCGCGTTGATAACGTCCCGTTTCCTGGCAATCAGTTCCGGCGAATCCCACCGCCGCTTATGGGACCAGTTCCGCGTCTTGTCAAACCGTATGCGATTCGACGCGGACCGCTGGCAGGCCGCACAACAGAAAACATGGGAAGGCGATGCACTGATAAACTCGGCAGAGCATTCGGGACAAGCCTTCTTACGCCGCACTGGCAGTACACCCGCCTCCCGACGTCGCCGTTCGCTGTTGGCCAGGCCGCCGCAACGTAGGCTGCAATAAATCCGGTCGCATCGGGTCACCCGAAACCGCTTGTGACAAAACGGACACGTTCGCCTTGGACGCAACACCTTCCGACGCTCGCCACGGGCCCGGTCCCGACAGACTTCGCCGCAATACTTTTGCATCGGGTGGATGGGAAGGTATTTCCCGCCACACCACTCGCATTTTCGAGATGTTGCCCCAACCATGATTAGATCCCCGATGCACTGGATTCGGAGTGGGAAGTTTGCGACAGACTGGACGCCGAAGATGTTGACGACGTAGATAGACTATAGGAACTGCTGCTAGGCGAGTTGGAACTCTCGCTTCTCGACGATTCGCTGGAAGTACTAAACGGGCTGACCGACGATGAGGATGACGACGATGAGAAGGCCACCGAACTCGACGAGGAACTAGAACTGAACGCCACCGAACTGCTCGATGAGGAAGACGAGGACGAACTGAACGCCACCGAAGATGACGAGCTACTCGAATTGCTGCTATGCGATGAGCTGGATTCGCTTTCCTCTTCTATCCAGGTGTGACCTAGAAAACGCGGGGCAGGCCGGGCAATTACAACGTCGTATGGATCTGCCGGAACATCGTAAACGGCCGGCGTGGAAGTCGACCCATCCAAGAACGTATCCGTCAGAACGCAATGTAGGGGAATTCCCGCAGTCACCTCAATTTCGTGGACAACGGTTGTCACGGCAATGGCGTCATCGTCCAGCAACTCGGCAACAGCGGGATTCGCGTCGAGTGCGGTTTTGTTCCAAACTTGTAATCGTCGGGTGGCAACGGCCGCCGCTGACGCTGGCGCGAACTGGAAATGTACGATTGCTCTGGCCATGGTTTCTATTCTCCATTCTCTGCCGGAATGCCGGCTGACGGTTCGGGTGAGTTACCGTCGCTCTGAGTGCCCTTGTCTGTGTCGTGTCCTTCCGCGTGGGATTCGTCGGCCTCGTCTTCCACTTCGCCGTACAAGGCATCCAGGGCCTGTTGACGGCCCTTTCTGTCCAGCCCGGCCCGCTGTAGTGCCTTATCGCGGAGTTCCGATGACTTGGCGATGGTCGTGGCGTGCGTGAGTCTTTGGTCCGGGGTCAATTTGTCATCGCCCACTCTCAGCCACCGTGTCGCCAGCAGAGCCACCATTTCGTACCGGGCCGCCGTTTGCACGGACGCCTGCTGGTAGACCGACAGCGGGCCGTGGTTGGCCTCGACCGCCGCCTGTTCGATCTTGTTGCGGAACATCGTGACCAGCCGACGAATCCAGGCACAGCCCGGCGGTAGTTTCCCGAGGGTTAGCGTCCGGTCGGACCGCTTGCCGGTTCGCCAGTTATTCGTATTGCCTCTAGGTGCCCCGCCCTTATTCGCGGGTGCCGTGGTTTCTATCACTGTTGCCATTATCCCTGCCCCCTACCTTCCCCAGCTTCACCCCCACGCTTGGAAGTGACACCCGGCGACACCCGAATCTGACACCGTGGCATTCCGGCAGACCCTACGTTTTCCCGTGCCGGACGTCCTAAGACCAACGGTTCCCCAAACCGTGCGACCCCGCTGGCCGCCGCCGGGCTTGCCTGATTGGCCGAAAAGCCAATTTTTTGGCACTTAGGTTTTGTTATCCCCCCGGCAGTCCGGTCGAATAGCTCGCCCTGCGTTTGCGATGCCATATCTTCCGCCTCGATGCGTTCGAGTTCTTTTAGGGAAGGAAGTAAGTATTCTGGGGGGCACCAGCCTACCCGGGGTTCGTTCTTGGATTTAGCTTTGCTCATGCTTGCCGTCCTTCCGTAAAAAGCGAAGCGCTTGAAAGGAGCGACTCGTCGGAAACGCCGCTTTCGGTGTTTCCGACGTGAGAGACCCCTTTGTGTTAGATAGTTCCTTATGCCAGATCCTTACGAAGTAAGAGGAGGACCAGAATGTGCGTAGGGGTCGGGACCAGAATGTGCGTAGGCCCAAAGACCAGAATGTGCGTAGGGTAGGACCAGAATGTGCGTAGGTCCCATTTACCCCACCTCTTCGCCGAAACTGTAGTGAATGTAGCCTGCTTTTTTCGCTGGGGTCTTGACAATCCGGAAGTCCCAATTGGGGGTAAGGTTGTCCGGCAGGGTCTCGGTGCCTTTCTTTTGTCCCCGTATCCCGGTCCAGTTGATAATCCGGGCTCCGGAGAGCCACCTTTTCGCCTTGGCTATGGCCATGTGGCTCATTCCGGTCTGCTTCTCTAGCGTCAGCAAGCCGAACTCGAACCGTTCCGCTGTGTAGCCCTTCGTCATCTCGTCGATAGTCTCGGCCAGATTCTCCCCATCGTACCCAAGGCACTCTTCCTCTTTGGCCGACTTGGCCAGTCCGGCCAGCTTCGCCATGATGATCGACAACACCGCCCTGGCTCCCCATGGCAGGCGAATAGAGGCACGGCCAAAGTTTATGTTGCAACATGCCCACCATGGCAAAACGGCGTAGGGCTTCAGGTTGTCCCTCGTTTTCCTCGTCACGGCAATGGTGTTTGTTCGCCGAAGGTATCCTGCCCGTGACTCCTGCCTGCCCTTGTTGTTTATCCACCCGTGGTCGTGCAATGTCCGAAGGTGTTTCTTCGCAGTAGTCAAGGGGACATGCGCCTCGTTGGCAATCGTCGATAGTGGGACGAACGTCTCCCGGATTGTGAGTTGCAACAGTCCACCCAATGTCTGGACTGCCGGTCCCACGTCCGCCATGGCTGCTATTGGGAGCCGAAGCCATGGCAACTCCAGCGCGTCGAGAAGCGATATTCGCTTCGGTTCTTCCGTACACATTGTCAACCTCTCGCAAGAGCCCCAACCCAGGGCCGCCGGTTGCGAGTCCGGCGACCACCAGGCAGGGCAGGAAGTGTTGCAGCACGCTAAACATTAAAAATACTCAGTGATCCTGTTGGTGGGTTGCCTTTTCCTGGGTTGACTGACCGCCGGTATCGTCTGCCTTCGCTGGAGAAACCGCTCCGCATCACTGGCCCGAATTCGCCACCGTGGCCGGCCGCTCGGCTTGGCAGCAAGGTTGATTCCGGCCAATTCACCGGACGCAAGCCAGCCGCGAATCTTATCCCCGGCGACGCCCCAGCTTTCGGCAAGTTGCGATACTTTCAAGAGGTTATCTGCCTGTTTCATTTTTTGCCCTACGCCCCAAGAAACGAAAAAACCCGACGCAGAGCGACTAACACAGTCGCTCCACATCGGGCTACTCGTTCACCGACGTACGCCCGACGTCTACTCAATTATCAGCTATGCCCTTGAATCCCGCTCGCACTATCCACCCTTCCGGGCGTGGCCTAGTGCTAATTCGCACAGAACGCGGCGTCCTCTATCCTTTCGGTAGGTGTCAACTCTTCTCCGACCGCCTTGTGTAGAAAATCCGCAATGGGCTTTAGCGCGGCCTTGCGAATATGCTGTCGAAGCAAGGCACCTAAAACGCCACTCACGAACGCTTGGCCTCTGCTGTGCATGTGCGGCGTACCGGCCGCCTGTTGCTTTCCGTTGGTCTGTAGTATCCGAGCGGTCCGCCACGCCTGAATTGCCATTCGTGAGACGCCGGCCAGTTCTTGTAGGTCCAACGTGCTGAACTCTTCTTTGTCGCCGACAAGTTTGGCGAAATTCTCCGCCGCCAACTTGAGGTCATAAACGAACATCGACCCGGCTTTCAGTTCCGACAAGACGCCTTCGGTGTCTCGGCAAACTGGCGTGCCGTCAGGCCGGACGACCAGATAAGGCGTGTCTGTCAATAATTGTTCGTTCATCTCGACCGCTCCGTTCTGTTAGGTCCTGTTAGCTATTGTAACGGAATGGCGGCCGTTATCCAAGGCACAAAATAAGAATTTTCGGCCACTTTCTTCGCCGCCCCACAAACAGGGGGTAACACGATGTTACTCGGCCGGCCACAGCCAAGCCCGAACGAACTGGGCCACCTTCCGAAGCCGATCGTCGACTATCCGATCGACATACAGTGCCGCCATGCTTTCGCCCGCGTGGCCCATGATCGTGTTGGCCGCCGGCTCGTCCATCGCTCCACTTGCCACGGTTCGGAAAGTCCTTCGCAGGCTGTAGAAAGACCGGCCCGGCGTGCGTAGGCCTAGACGGTCCAGCAACTTGGCGAACCTCGCAGTAAGTGCCGTGCCGGGCTGGCCATCCGGAGCCCATGACCCCCCCGTCCGCGTTAGGAACAGCAAATAGCGGTGCCGCCGGAGATCCTTGGCCTTCGGCCGGATTTCCAGGTACGCCCGGATGGCCTCGACCGTCTCCGGCCACAGCCAGCAACGCCTCGGGATACCCGTTTTCGGCCGCGGATAATTCAGCCACCCGGCTTCCAGGTCAATCGCGGTTTTTGGCAGACTCGCCAAGTCGCCGTTGCCCAGCCCGGCGTTCACGCCCAGTAGGATCATTGCCCTGAGATTCACCGGAGCCGCGTCCAGGATGGCTCGCACCTCATCGGCCTCGAATACGCGCGTGCCCTTGGCTGCCCGAGCCTTCCGAATCACTTTCCGGGAAGGTGGTTTGAAACCCGAGCCGAACTTGACGGGCCGCTCGATTAGGTCGTTTTCATCGGCGAACCGGAAGACAGACTTGATCCGGCCAATGACGTTGACTAGTCGCGTCGGGCCCCACCGCTTTGCCATGGTGGACCGAAGGGCCTGGAAATCGTCGGGCCGCAACCCCGCAACCCCGGCGGCCTTGCTTGACGACGCGACGAGAAGTTCGCAGGCCTCGCGGTAATCCTCCCAAGTCCGTTCCACCAGTTCCCCCGAGTCAACCGAGGCTCGCTTGGCCGACAGAAACCGATTGCACAGATCGGCCACCGTCAGTTCGCCCATCGACTCCCGGGGCTTCCGGCCAGCATGTAGGTCGTCTTTCTGGTCTAAGTACTTTTGCAAGGCTCCGTCGGGATCGTCCCACGGCCCGAAGTAGTGGGACTTACCCAGGATCTTCTTAGACCACCGCTTCGTGGCGTGGGGAAATAACGGGAAATTCGGGTAGGGTTTCATCGGTTTCGCATTGCGAGTAGACTGGGGTGCCATCGGACGTTTCCTCTGGGTTCGGGGGTCAGAATGGGTGTCCATTGCATTCTACCGGCCAAAAGGGAATAGTCAAGAACATACTGGCAGGAAACAACTTAGCGCCTGTAGCTCAGGGGATAGAGCGACGGTTTCCTAAACCGTAGGTCGCAGGTTCGATTCCTGCCAGGCGT